ATGAAGCGAATGAAACCAAAGTGCAAGATCTGCGGGGAGATGTTCTCCGTCCGTCGTGCCCGAGTGGGCTACAAAGTTTGCCTTGAGTGCGGTGAGGAGCAAGCCCAGCAAGTCAGGCATTGCATCGCACCATTGCACAAGAGCAATTACGTCGTGATCACAAACCGGCAAGATCTCGCTGGTTTGAACAACAAGGGAGGGTTAGTTAAATGAAAGTGCGAACAATCGCTAGGTTCTGCGGCTATCACTACCGAGAGCGGCTTTGTAAGTATGCGTCGAGTGTGTTTCGGAAAATACTTCGGAGACAAAGAAAGGAGGGTGGAGAATGAACCATCGCAAGTACGTGCGTGGCGTAGCACTACGCAAGAAGATCTTTGACGTTCTCATCGGTGCGTTCCTCGGATCTGTCCTTGCGCTGTTCATGACGGTCATTCTTATTGAGTGGCTGTCAGGCTGTGGCGAGGGTGGCGAGTGCGTATTTATTCCGGTCAACGTACCCGTTACCAACCCTGAAACAAAACCACAGAAGCTTGACATAACAAGCCGTTTCGTGGTATAATATAATCTACAGTGGTAAAACGTAGTAAATATTTATGTAGTCCAACCCATGTTACCCCACGGGGTAACAAAACCTAGGAGAGTGAAGATGATGAACTTAAGCCAACCCAACCTCGCACCGGAGATCTCGGTGCCAACGGTCTCATCTAGCGCAATGCTGGTTGAATTGTCCATCGGTGCATGGTCCGGTCGCAAGAAAGACAAGCGTGCCACGGCCAAGGTCGAGCAAGACAACAAGGCCGCAACCGGTGTAGCCAACGTGACCAAGAAGTTGCTCGGTGACTGTGCCGAGTTGGATGCCATCAACAAGTTTGTGGCTAACGTGCGGTCAATAAACTACGCATCGACCACGCCATGGTCCGACATCGGCTTGCGGCTATTGCCAACGGTGCGTTACTTCAAGTACCACGAGCAGATGACCGCACTGCGTGATGAGTTCTTTGCCAAACGTGATGCGTTTGCTGATGTGTATGACTGGGAGCGCACGCAAGCCCAAGTCAAGCTGGGTGACTTGTTCAACCCTGACGAGTACCCGACGGTGGAGCGCATCAAGCAAGCATTCCGCTTCAATATTAACTACATGCCCCTGCCCGAGGTCGGTGACTGGCGGGTGGAGATGGAGACATCAACCATCAACACGTTGAAGACTCATTACGAGGGGTTTTACTCCAATCAGGTGCAGACTGCGATGAACGACGTGTGGAAGCGCACCTTTGAGGCGTTATCTAAAATGAGTGAGGGGCTTGCACGCTACGGCACCAAGACCGACAAGGGCAACAAGCAGACATTCCGAGACTCACTGATTGAGAACGTGGTCGAGGTGACTGACTTGCTCAACGACTTCAACGTGACAAACAGCGTGCAGATGACCGAGATGAAAACACGGCTTGAAGATATGTTGCGAGGCGTAACACCGGACGCACTGCGTGAAGACGACTACTTACGTGGTCAGACCAAACGGCAAGTGGACGAGATCATTAAGAACTTGCCATCTCTTGACATCTAACTACAACGATTTATCAACCATGTTACCCCACGGGGTAACACTACAAGGAGAAGTAAAATGAGCAAAGCATCTAACCTTTACGCACTCGGCCTTGAGCAAATCAAGGATGCCATTCTTGCGGCTGGCGACGAGCAGACAACCCTAGTACAGGGTCACATGGGCACAGGCAAGTCATCTATTCTTAAGATGTTAGCCGCTGAGTTGCCCGACCACGTGCCGTGCTACTTTGACTGCACGACCAAAGATCTTGGTGACATCTCGGTGCCTAAGCTGATGGCAATCGACACCAACGACGACGGGACCGAATGCGTTCGGTTTGTACCCAACGAGGAGTTGGGCTTGCACTTTCAAAAGCCTGTCATCTTAATGATTGACGAGTACGGCAAGGCCAATCGTGCTGTGCAGAATGCCATGCTTCGCATCATGCAGGAGCGCAAGCTGAGCCATAACGACATAAAGGGTTACATCTTCGCCACAACAAACCTTGGGGCCGAGGGTGTTGGTGACATCTTGTTACCACATGCGAGGAATCGCATATCAATAGTGACTTCTCGCAAGCCATCGTGGGAGGAGTGGATCGAGTGGGGCTTGAACAACGGCATTGACTTCGTGCTACTTGGCTGGGTCAAGGAGATGCGAGACGTGCTGTTCCAATCCTTTGAAGACATCAAGGAGCCGTTCGACAAGGAGGGCAACCCGACCAACCCGTACGTCTACCATCCACAAGTACCAATGACTTCGTTCGTTACACCGAGATCGCTGGAGGGTGCGAGTCGTTGGTTGAAGAAGCGTGACCGGATAGACGACCAAACATTAACAGCTTTCCTGATGGGCACCATCGGTGAGCGTGGCGGCATGGACCTGATGACACATACCAAGTTGGTCAGTCAGTTGCCAACCATCGAGAGCATCAAGAAAGATCCTAAGACAGCAATGGTCCCATCGTCTGCGGCGGCTACGGCTATGGTCGTGTTGCGTGCGCTGGGTGCGGTGGACCGTGACTGGATCGACGCATGGGTCGAGTACATGAACCGTCTCGACAAGGAGGCCCACGGCTTATTTGTTAATCACGTGCGTCAGAAGAACTACGCCAAGCAGTCCATCGTGATGAGCAATAAGAAGTTTCGTGATTGGGCCATGGCTAATAACTATTTGTTTGCCGCTGACAAGTAAACCATGTTACCCCTCGGGGTAACAACAACCACAAGGAGATTCTAATGTTAGCAATCAACCTAACCTTAACTGCCAATCAGCGCATCGAGAAAGCAGTCAACAAGATCATTGACAAGGCCACGGCTCTTGCCAGTGTGATGATGGTCGGTGAGCGCACAATCGTCGAGGGTTTGCCCACGGCTTGCACCAACGGTCGGGACGAGAAGTATGGCTCGGAGTTTATCGAGGGCATCAACGACTCGGAACTCAGGTTTACGATCCTCCACGAGACGTTCCACAAGTTGTACAAACATCTCATCACGTGGCGTAACCTGTATGAGGAGGACCCTGACCTTGCCAACCAAGCGTGTGACTACGTCATCAACCTCAAGATCAAAGACGAGTTTGGTAGCGTGATGATGGACGACGGCAAGCCGTTCATCACTCTGTTCGACTGGGTCTTAATCGACGAGCGGTTTCGTGGCATGAGCGCACAGGAAGTGTTCAACATCTTGAAGAAAGAAAGCACCGAACCTCAGGGTGATGGTGGCAATGGTGATGACAAACAAGGAGAAGACGATGGGCAAGGTGGTAGAAACGGGAAACCCCAACGGGGCGGTAAGCAGGGTCGTCCAATGGATACGCACGACTGGGACGGTGCCAACGAAATATCGCAGGAGGAGGCCAAAGAACTTGAGCGTGAAATCGATGAGGCGATCAGGCAGGGTGCGCTGGTCGCTGGCAAGCTAGGCTCGGGCGGTCTTCGTGACATCAACGAGATCCTCCAACCCAAGGTTGACTGGCGTGAGGTGTTGCGTGACTTCATCTGTGCAACATGTTCGGGTAAAGATTACTCAACATGGCGACGCCCCAACCGTCGGTTCATCTCGGCTGGTATCTACATGCCATCAAGTATCAGCGAACAAGTTGAAGAGTTGGTGGTCGCTATCGATACGTCCGGTTCCATCGGTGGGCGTGAGTTGGCTAACTTCTTGGGTGAGGTCAAGGGTATATCTGACATCGCCAAGCCGAACCGAGTGCGCTTGCTGTACTGGGATACCGAGGTCGTTGCCGACGAGGTGTACGAGGGCGATGCAGTCTGTCGCATCATCGAGTCCACTAAACCGGCTGGCGGAGGTGGCACTGACGTGAACTGTGTCTGTGAATATCTTGTTGATCGATCCATCAAGCCTCAGGCTGTGGTCATCCTGACTGACGGTTACCTCGGTAGTACGTGGGGTAAGTGGTCGGTGCCTACCCTGTGGTGCATCCTCAACAACCGATCTGCCAAGCCAACCGTCGGACAAGTTGTCCACATCAACGACTAAACCAAGGACGTGTTACCCCTCGGGGTAACACAACCAACCACATGTTTATTCAAGTCAAACTACAAGGAGATTCGCAAATGTATAGGCACACTCTTGTTAAGTCCGTACTAAGTTATATGAGCAAATACTCTAAAGACACCGAGCCGGAACTGACGTGGGGAGAGCGTGAGATATTGTTACCATTTCACGACGGCATGTTGATACCCCGACAGCTACATAACTTCATGGCTGTGCTACGCAATCAGATGCGTGGGATTGAGTTCGGTATCAACGCACACTGCGGTCAGGAGTTCATCGGTGGGCGGCACTGCTACGTTGAGGTGTGGGCGTACTTTCCCAACGAGCCATATCTTATGGGTCGCATCGGCTACGGTGACCCGACGGTGAACAAGGACGCAACCAGTAAACAGTACTGGGTTTACTCTCGCACTATATCGAATCAGAAGTTTGCGGAGCATCGTGACCAGTACTACATGAAGACTGGTAAAGATCTTGGCAAGATGGTCAAGGAAGCTAAGCGCCACTTGCGTCCGTACTCGCCCGTCGAGTGTGCCCAAGAAACTGCGTCACGGTTTCTCTCTTCTGTATCGGACGGGGCCAACAATGTGCGTAACAGACAGCAAAATGCCGAGTACAAGATCAAGACTCACGACAATTTATTCCGTGAATTAAAACATCTTTACACGTTGAGTGAGGACGAGCAGTATCAGTTTTTGTCAAGTGACTTGCGGTCTGCCATCGGTACCCTGATCAAGGCAGATGAGGAGTGGCGTACCGAATCCGTTCGCCCAGTGCCAGCCGCATTTGTATCCGTCAATGTGATTCGTGGCGAACAGCGATTCGATGTGGTCGAAGTCGATAATGCCAAGGGCACGTGGTCTAAGATGAACAAGACAACCAAGTATTACTACAACCATGACATACCCGAAGATCTTATGGGTAAGCTGTCGGTGCTGTCGATTCTCGATGTCGGTGGCTACACCGAGCGGGTTGGTCAGCGGGTGAGTGAGACAATGTTTTGGGTTGAACTTGATCAATGACAGTCCACACTATCAACCTACAGGTGCGTGACTTTGTTGGTGACTTGTTGATTAATAACCTCAGCGAGTTCGGCAAGAAGCACGCACTTGATACGATCATACGGCACGACCTTGGTGCGATGCGGTATGAGATTAAACTTTACGATAAGGAGATATTATTTCGTGTTGAGATTGAACGTTCTCGGATAACTGTTGTCTGTTTAAGTACAGAATGTGTTGACCCTCCTGAGGTGGGGGAGTATACTTCTGTTAACGATCTACCTAACTGGGTCCAAGAACGTATCGCTGTGTTACTGTTAATGAGTAGTAAGCCTCCAACGCAATTCGTTGAAGGCATTGGTCGAAGAATATCGGAGAATGTTTTTTGGGTTTTCAAGCCCGATCAATAGTCCCGATCTGTCGGTGTGTTACCCCTCGGGGTAACACATCTTTTAACTACAAGGAGAGAAGTATGCCTCGCAAAAAACTAAGCAAGTCACAAAAGATTCGCAACATGTTAGACGCTAACATCCCCGTGCGTCAGATCGCTGAGAAGATGTCGGTCCCTCCACAAACCGTCTACAACATCCGTTACCAATACAACAAGCGTAAAGGTCTCGGTGCTTTGCCTCCCCGCAAGAAAGCGATAGTAGTTCCCAAAGAAGCGAACAGAGTTTCCATGAAGCCCGAAGTCCAGCAGTTCCCTACGCAAAAAGAGCAAGAGACAAGCTTGGTGCCGTGGTTACTCGCCATCTGCGCTTTTTTAATCATCATTATTTTTCTATCTAAGTAATGGCCTCCACGCCTGAGTCGAAGGTGAAGAAGCGGGTGACCGAGCAGTTAAAGAAGCTTGGTGCCTATTACTTCTACGCTTTTACTGGGGGTTACGGCAAGAGCGGTGTGCCCGACATCATTGGTTGCTATCGTGGTTACTTCTTTGGTATTGAGTGCAAGGCTGGAAACAATAAGCCAACGCCACTTCAAGAAAAGAACATCCGTGAGATCAATGAAGCGGGGGGCACTGCGATTGTTGTGAACGAAGCCAACATGCACGAGGTGGAGAAATTTCTAAATGAATTGCCCAAGTTGCGGTGAGAAGGACATTCGGGTGAAAGAGACAAGAAGTTATCGAGACCCGAACCATGATTTTTACTACGTCGAACGTCGCCGGGTTTGCCAAGGGTGTGGCTTGACATTCAAAACAGTTGAAGTGGGCTGTGAGGTGTGGAGTGCCGCACTCAATGGTGACTACCAAGAAGGTGTCGTTACTTTTGGAGATGAGTCATGACAATGGAAGAACTGATGAAGTTGCCCGAAGCTGAGCGACGTGAGTGGTTTCAGATTTTTTTCAACGTACGTAAACCCGCTGACAACAAGTCAACATACCCCGAGGAGGCACTCTTATGAATCAGTTAATGATCAACGCAGTTGAGCTTGACCTTATGGTGAAGGAAATAAAAGATCTTAAGGGACAGATAGCGAAGCTTGAGAAAGAGCTAGTGAGTTCGCGAGAACTTATCAAGCTACTGAAAGCGGAGGTTGCTTGGGCCGAGCGGGGCTACACAGCAAGCCGAGGGGAGGCATCATGAAAGAAGAGGTGACTATCGACCAAGTTGCGGCTTTCCTACAGGTCAATCGTAAGAGTGCCATCCAGCGCATGTCACGAATGGTTAAAAACAACCGAGCGATTAAGTTGAACTACCCCAAGCCGGGTGTCCCGTCAAGATTCTTAATTGACGTGCCATTGGAGAAACTTCTTGAGACACAGAAGTATGTGAAGCCCAAGATGAGTCCCCACGTGGATTGGAAGAAGTTTTGTAGTGACCCCTTTCGACTAACAGGAGGTGCGAGATGAAGCCAGAAAAACCTTTTGGTTGGGTTCACATGACTGATGGTAAATGGGAAGATTTTTTCTTGTACAAAGATGGTGTTGGAGAGTGTGAAGATTGTGAATACTGCATCCCACTTTACACCGCACCTGTACGCTCCAGCGACATAAGCCAAGAATGTGTCGATGAAACGGCAAAGTCTGCACCGCCAAGGCAACGGTCTTTTTATGATGACGTTGGGCGCTTAATAAAGGCTGGCAAAGGTTTTTATGACGATGGCACACCCATTGACTACAAAGAAATACAACTAGAAATAAAAGGCGTAGGTGAAGGTATTTTTGAATGTACAAAAGTCTTTATTCCACGACCACCAAAGCGTGAATGGGTTGGGCTGACGGATCATGAAATCAGCGAGTGGTGGTGGGCTGTCACAGGAGAGTTGCCTGAAGACAGTTGCATTGTTGACTTTGCTCGTGCCATCGAAGCCAAACTGAAGGAGCGAAATGCATGAACGAAAAACAAATTGTTAATTGGCTACTAGGTTTTACGATGGGTATGTTGACGGTGCTATCTTACGAGAAGCTAATGAGTGAGCCGTTGATCATCCCTGATGGCGAAACGGTACGTGCTGATGAACTCATCAGTATTTACAAGCGTGGGATTAAAGACGCATTACGGACCAACCCCGTGTCGATGGACCTTGAGCAAGCGTGTCTTGAGGTATGGGCTAACAAACAACCTGTGGAGACAAAATGAGTAAATTCACGTACCCCGAAACGCTAAACGATTTAATCAAAGAAACGCAAGAAACCATGCGTGTAAGCGGTGTGCCATACCCTGTACCCGCACGTGATAAACAGTTTGGTGGTGATCACTACAAACGTATGGGTGTTGAACCTTGGGATGTTGTTGACACGTGGCCTATTGAGCAACGTGTTGGCTATTACCGAGGCGGTGCCCTGAAATACATAATGAGGTTGGGTAATAAAGACGAACGACTCCAAGAGGCACAAAAAGGCTTGCATTATCAGGAGAAGTTGGTGGAAATTCTTAAAGCGGAGCAAAAAGATTCCGCAGTAGTTGGAGTGTCAGGTCGGTCCTACCGGACCGTCGATCCGAAGTAACTTTATCTTGAAGGAGATTTAGATGAACGTTGGAAAGCTACAAGTAGTAAAGGAGTTGCGCAGTGAGTGGTCCAATACGATTACGCACGACGGAGGGCACTGCGTTGTCTGCTCTCGGTGGGGCAAGGTCTACGGGCGAAACATCAATCGAACGATGGCGAAATCATTAGCATGGTTGAAAGCCGCCTGTGACGAAGTTGGTGGAGATCGCTGGGTCGAGGTTGCAAGAAAGGCTCCTCGCTGGATGGTGCGGTCCAATCAGTTGTCTACGTTAAAATCGTGGGGGCTGGTCGAACGGCTGACGAGCGATGAGGGTAAGGTAAAGCACTCAGGCATTTGGCGGGTGACGGGTTTGGGTGTTGCGTTTGTCGAAGGCCGTATCGCTGTGCCTTACAAAGTCTATACATACAACGATATGGTTCACGACGTGAGCGACGACACGGTGACGTTTGCCGAATGCTTTGAAGACACATTCGATTATCAGGCAACGATGAACGAGATCTACGCAAACGCATCAATGCGATCTGTCGAAGAAGTTGAATAACCAAAAAGGGTACACGTGAATTTAATTACAGTAGACTTTGAGACGTACTACGCCAAGGATTTTGGCTTCAAGACTCACACCACGGAGGAATATGTTCGTGATTCAAAGTTTGAAGTCATTGGCGTAGGTGTGAAGTTAAACAACCAACCTGCGGAGTGGGCAAGTGGCACGCACGAACAACTTAAAGAATGGTTACAGAAGTCCTTTCCTTGGTCGGACTCGATGGTGCTGGCTCACAACACCATGTTCGACGGGGCTATTCTTGGTTGGCTTTTTAATATCACTCCCCGTGTTTGGCTTGACACTCTTTGTATGGGGCGTGCTTTGCACGGTGTCGAGGTTAGCGGATCTCTCAAAGCGTTGGCTGAGCGGTACGGCATTGGTCAAAAAGGCAACGAAGTTTTAGCCGCACTTGGCAAACGTCGTACCGATTTTCATCCCGAAGAACTTAGCCGTTACGGAGACTACTGCTTAAACGACGTGGAGTTAACCTACAAACTCTTTAACATCATGGGGCGAGGCTTCCCCAAAAAAGAACTCAAGCTGATAGACCTCACACTGCGAATGTTCATCGAGCCTTTACTCGAACTTGATCTGCCACTCTTGGAGCAACATCTTATGGCAGTGAGGGATCGCAAAGAGGAACTGCTTCAAAAGGCTGGGGTTGATAAAGAAATCCTGATGAGCAATCTGAAGTTTGCTGAACTGCTGAGATCTGTTGGCGTTGAACCTCCGATGAAGATTAGCCTGACCACAGGCAAAGAGACATTGGCACTTGCCAAGAACGACGAGGAGTTTAAAGCCTTAGAGGAACATCCTGACGATAGAGTACAGGCACTGGTTGCGGCGAGACTCGGAACGAAAAGTACGCTAGAAGAAACTAGGACGCAACGCTTTATCGACATTGCAGGTAGGGGCACGTTACCCGTACCCGTGCGTTACTATGCCGCACACACCGGACGGTGGGGTGGTGACGACAAGATTAATATGCAGAACCTACCGAGCCGAGGGCAGAACGCCAACCGGATCAAGCAAGCGATCATCGCACCAAAGGGACACATCATTATTGATGCTGACTCCGCACAGATCGAAGCACGGGTGCTGGCATGGCTGGCCCATCAAGATGACTTGGTCGAAGCCTTTGAGAAAGGTGAAGATGTTTACAAGATAATGGCCTCGGCTATCTACGGTAAGCCGCTTGAAGACGTTACAAAAGAAGAGCGGTTCGTTGGTAAGACCACGATTCTCGGAGCCGGGTATGGCATGGGTGCGGCAAAGTTTCAGGCCCAGCTTAAAACGTTTGGCACGGAGATCGACCTAGAAGAAGCTAGGCGGGTGATTGATATTTACAGACGGACCAACGGACGCATTGCCCATCTGTGGCGTGAGGCACAACAAGTTTTGGTTTGTATATCGAGAGGTGATCCGGCTGCTTTGGGTCGCCCCGGTGTCTTAGAAGTTGTTCCTGATAGGCAAGGTATCCGACTGCCGTCTGGACTGATGATGTGTTACGACGATCTACGGTTCTCAGAAGGTGAGAAAGGTTTGGAGTTTCATTACCGAACCCGTCGAGGGCGTACCAAGATCTACGGTGGTAAGGTCATTGAGAATGTTTGTCAGGCGATAGCCCGATGCATCATTGGTGAGCAGATGTTGAAGATCGCTAAGAAGTACCGAGTCGTGCTGACCGTTCACGATGCGATCACTTGCGTCGTGAGGGAAGTCGATCAAGAAGAAGCGCAAGCCTACATTGAGGAGTGCATGAGGTGGGTTCCCGATTGGGCCGTGGGTCTTCCCGTTAATTGTGAATCAGGAATAGGGGCCAGCTATGGAGATTGCTAAAGACGTTGATTACGCACCGCATTATTTGCAGTCGCAGAGACTACTTCGTAAGATATACGAACATCTTAACGAACGTGAGTTTAAAGAAGCAGAAGAGCTAGGCGTTCAGTTGATTGTTGAAACCAAACTTTTACTCAACGCTATAAAGGCTCAGAAATGAAACTACCCCCATGGTCATTTAGTGGCATCAAAGCATTCGACCAATGCCCCAAGAAGTATTACCACTTAAAGGTGGTCAAGGATTACAAAGAGCAAGTCACTGATGCACTGACCTACGGATCGGAGTTTCACAAAGCCGCTGAACTTTACATCAAGGAGGGCACCCCACTACCGCCCCAGTTTAGTTATTCCAAAGGTGCGCTCGACAACCTGAATCAGTTACCGGGCGAGAAGCTGTGTGAATACGAGATGGGCTTGACAGAAGATCTTGAGCCTTGTGGGTTCAAGGCCGAGAATGTCTGGTGGCGTGGGATTGCTGACCTGATCATCCTAGACCGGGAAAAGGGGGAGGCACGGGTACTAGACTACAAGACCGGAAAGTCGGCAAAATACGCAGATACCGGGCAATTGGAATTAATGGCACTGGCGATATTCAAGCACTTTCCTGAGGTACGGAAGGTCAAGGCCGGACTTCTGTTTGTGATCGCTAAGCAATTTATTAAGGATAGTTACACGGTGGACTCAGCGCCAACGCTTTGGCAAAAGTGGCTACGAGACTACGACCGTTTACGGTTTGCGTATCAGACAAATGTTTGGAACCCGAGACCCTCAGGATTGTGCAAGAAGCATTGCGTCGTGACTGAGTGTCCCCACAACGGAGGATATATGTGATGCCGTACAAGAACCCAAAAGATCGAAACTTTAAACGAGAGTATGAACTGCAAGTCAAGCGTGGCGACATTGACGAGAAGATAGAACGTCAACGGGCACGCAGGGCTATTGACAAGACTGGAAAAGATGCCAACAAAAATGGTAAGGCTGACAAGCGTGAAGGCAAAGACGTGAGCCACAAGAAGCCATTGAGTAAAGGCGGGTCCAATAAGGACGGATACTTTATTGAAAGCCGTGCAAAAAATAGATCACGCAATTACAAAAAGTAGTGTATAATTGAAATTCAAGCAAGGGCGAACCCGCCCTTCGCTTTTGTCACTGAGGTTTTATGGAGATTATCGAGAACAAAGCACTCTTATTGCGTGTTCGTGAACCGGATCGCATTACAACTGTTATTCCAAAAAGCAAGCAACTGCCTAACAATCAGGTCGTTGTCAAATGGGGATTGGATGAAGCGCAGGTACTTCGCAACTTGCGCATTAAAAACGTGCCGTCCCCCATTCTCGGGCAGTACGACTGGCCCGGGCAGTACAAACCATTTAACCATCAACAAACAACTGCGGCATTTCTAACGCTCAACCGCAAGGCGTTTTGCCTCAACGAGCAGGGCACAGGCAAGACCGGATCTGTTATTTGGGCGGCAGACTATCTGATGAAGAAGGGCCGCATTCGACGAGTTCTTGTCATTTGTCCATTGTCGATTATGGATTCGGCATGGCGTGCTGACTTGTTTAAGTTTGCAATGCATCGAACCGTAGACATCGCTTACGGTGCATCAGACAAGCGTCGAGCCATCATCAAGGGCAATGCCGAGTTCGTCATTATTAATTACGACGGGGTGGAGATCGTTGCTGACGAGATCGCCCGAGCAGGGTTTGACCTGATCGTGATTGACGAGGCCAACGCCTATAAGAATGCACAGACCAAGCGGTGGAAAACGCTTAAGTCTTTGATCACACCTGAAACATGGTTGTGGATGTTGACCGGAACCCCAGCCGCACAGTCGCCACTTGATGCCTACGGACTTGCCAAGCTGGTGAATCCTGAGGGTGTGCCTAAGTTCTTTACCACGTTTAAAGACATGGTGATGACCAAGCTGAGCATGTATCGGTGGATCCCAAAAGAATCGGCAACACAGACCGTATTCAAAGCACTCCAACCCGCTATCCGATTTACCAAAGACGAGTGCCTTGATCTGCCTGAGATGACCTACGTCAAACGCAAGGTCGAGATGACCCCTCAACAGAAAAAGTACTACCTGATTCTGCGAGACAAGATGATGATGGAGGCCGATGGGGAAGCAATCACATCGGTCAACGCCGCAGTAAAAATGAACAAGCTTCTCCAAATATCTTGTGGAGCGGTCTACTCCGATACAGGAGAGACGATTGGGTTTGATATTAAGAACCGGTACAACGTTCTGAAAGAAGTTATAGAAGAGGCATCTCAAAAGGTTCTGGTGTTTGTTCCGTTCAGGCACGCCATCACAATCCTTGCCGACAAACTACGAACCGATGGGGTTACCACAGAAATTATCCGGGGCGATGTGTCTGCATCCGAGCGCACTGCCATATTTAAACGGTTCCAAGAAACGCCTGAGCCACGGGTGCTGGTCATCCAGCCACAAGCCGCCGCCCACGGTGTAACCCTGACTGCCGCCAATACGGTGGTGTGGTGGGGGCCGACCAGTAGCTTGGAAACCTACGCACAGGCCAATGCCCGGGTCCATCGATCAGGTCAACGTCACCCGACCACGGTCGTTCAGTTGTATGGATCTACTGCTGAACAACATGTTTACAGATTGTTAGATAATAAAATTGACGTTCACACACAAATTGTTGAACTTTACAAGGAACTACTTGAATAACTCGCTGTCTGATACAATATAACAAGCTGTACAAAATATTCTATTCTTAAGGAGATTAGTTATGACTGAAGCACTAAAAGCCAAGCCGGAGGTTTTACCGGAGAAGTTGGTCAAGGTCTACATAAAGATGCGTGCCAAGCGTGCCGAACTTTCAGCGGCATTTGACGAGCAAGACAACAAGATCAAGGCTCAGATGGAAAAGGTCAAAGCCGCCCTGCTGGAGTACTGCAAGGAAAACAGCGTCGAGAGCGTGCGTACGACTGAGGGCTTGTTCTACCGCACCGTTAAGACCAATTACTGGACAAGTGATTGGGAGTCCATGGGCAAATTTATTCTTGAGCATCAAGCCCCTGAGTTATTAGAGAAGCGCATTCATCAGGGCAACATGCGCCAGTTCTTAGAGGAACACCCCGATGTGCTACCCCCGGGGCTAAATGTGGATAGCGAATACGGCATCACTGTAAGGAGAAAGTAATGACAGACCTAGCCAAGTTTGTACCGATTGAATCGGTTGCAAAGCATTTCATGGTTTCAATCTCAACGGCCCGAGCGTGGGTGCGGCAGGGGCATATCCCGCCTGACACCTACCTCAAGATTGGTAACACGTACCGTTTTGATTTGCAGAAAGTGGTTGATGCTTTAACCAACCGCCAGCATCTGAAACAGAAACCGATAGTAGTTTCCGAGAAAGAGGGCAAGGAGCCACAACAACTTGAACTCGACTTTGGCAATCCCGACGAAGACATTTAAAGGAGAAACTTATGTCTGACATGACCTTGTTTAAACCCAACAAAGCCGCCCTCGCTCTTTTAGGAGACGTGGAAGACAACCTGACGGATCGCCTTGCCGGGTCCACTGGTGGATCTATTAACCGACGCATCAGCATCAAGGGTGGCGTCTTTCGTGAAATCATCAACGGTAAAGAAGTTCGTGTAAACGAAGAGCGTGCGATGAACGTTGTGCTGGTGAATGCCGCACCCCTTAGCCGCATGTACTACGCTGGGGTGTACAACGAGGGAGAAGTTACCAAGCCAATGTGCTGGTCAAGCGACACGCAAACGCCTGACCCCAAGGTGCCTCAGGATCAGAGGCAATCTGCCCGATGCATGGACTGCAAGCAGAACATTCGTGGCTCTGCCGCATCCGGTGAGGGTAGGGCTTGTAAGTTCCAGCAACGTGTTGCTGTGATGCTCGACGGTCAACTCGACAACGAAGAGATCTATCAGATTACGTTGCCATCAACGTCTATCTTTGGTGACGGTGAGAAGGGTAAGTTACCTCTCCAAGCGTACGGTCGCTTCTTAAAAGCGCACAACACGCACGCTATCTCGGTTATTACTGAGATGAGGTTCGACACTTCCAGCCCCACACCGAAGCTGGTGTTCAAGGGTGTTCGCCCCTTGGAAGAAGATGAGTTAAAAGCAGTTATTGCGATGAAGGATCATCCCGATACCATCAAGGCGATTACACTGAACGTCGCTCAGATGGATGGGGTTATCCCTAGTGGGGAAACAAAAGCCCTGACAGTTAAGAAGCAAGAGACTGCACCAGTAGCCACGGAAGAAAACGAAGTGGAAGAGGAACCCAAGAAAGTTACAAAGAAAGCCACTCCTGTAGTCGAAGAGAAGGCCGAACTTTCTGATATTGTGGGCGACTGGGACGATTAGTCTCGGAGGGGAAAGCGTTAAGAGATTCAGTTGTTTCAACGCTACTGATCGGGTGAGTACCCTCCACCCACTTCACTGGTTAACCACGACTAGGCTGACGAGCCGAAAAGGGCGCAAGCCGCACGGTGCCCCTGTCGTGGGTTCTTTTACGTGCGAAGAAGGCGGCAAATGAAAACAGAAGATTTTTTAAGGTCGGCACTGGGAGATGAGGGCTACTACTGTGTAGTCGGATTGAAGCCGAAAGAAGATCGGCGACTGCAAAAGTTTTACGATTCGATTGATGATGTCTTATCTGTAGCGCACAACCTTGATAACGAGGGATTCGATGCCTACTTTGCCTTGGCGACTTTTGAGAATGGTGAGTCACGCAAGCGAGACAACGTCAAACAACTGCGGTCGTTCTTCTTGGATCTCGACTGCGGTCTGTCGAAAGAGTACCCAAACCAGTCCGAGGCGTTGGTAGCCCTACGAGGTTTCTGCAAAGATCTCTCCCTACCAAAACCCACGATCATTAACTCAGGTAATGGCATACATGTTTACTGGTTCTTAGAAGAAGCGATGAGCCGTGACGAGTGGTTACCTGTTGCCGAGCGACTAAAGCAACTATGCAATCAGCATGATCTAAAGGCTGACCCTGCGGTTACATCAGATTCGGCACGGATACTGCGGATACCGGGTACGCATAATCACAAGGCCGACGAGCCTAAAAAAGTAGTCGTGATTGGAGAACCGGGCAACAAGATTACATTTGCTGAGTTCAAAGCTACGCTTGGTGAGGGCTTCATTGAAGCACCCAAGAAGTATGTGCCGATGGAGAAAGATGCCATCATGGAGGCACTCTCAGGTAGCTACACCAGCAATTTCAAAGATATTCTTATCAAGACACAAGCTGGGGTTGGGTGCGCACAGATCGAATACGCTGTCACCAACCGAGCAACATTGGACGAGAAGTTATGGAGAGCGACACTTTCTGTTGCCGCATTCTGTGAAGATCGTGACAAAGCGATCCACAATATTTCAAAGGGGCACCCCGAATACACATTCGATGCCACTGAAGCTAAAGCGAGGCTGATTAAAGGCCCATACAAGTGCGCAACATTTGATAGCTACCGACCGGGCATTTGCCCCAAGTGTCCACATTGGGGTAAGTTTGGTTCCCCGATACGGATTGGTAAGAAGGTCATGGAAGCTACCGAAGACGACAACGTAGTGGTTGAGAAGTTTGCAGATATTCCAACCATGACCCCACAGCAATTCACCATACCGCAATACCCGACCCCCTACTTGCGGGGTAGTAATGGAGGCGTGTTCAAACGAGTTACCACGCCAGACGAAGTAAAAGAAGTGCCTGTTTATCACAATGACTTGTATGTCATTCGTCGCATCCGAGACCCCGAGATTGGGGAGAGTGCCGTTTTACGTTTGCACCTACCACGAGATGGCGTGCGTGAATTTACGATGCCGCTTACAGCAGTGGGGTCCAAAGAAGAGTTTAGAAAGTACTTGGCATCGAACGGCGTTGCCGTGATCAAAATGGATGAACTTATGGCATACATTAGTAGGTGGATAAATGATCTTCAAATGAAGGTTGCCGCTGATGCCGCAAGGCTTCAGTTTGGTTGGACAAACGACGATCCCGAAGAACCGGACGGCCTGTCTTCATTTGTGGTTGGCAACATGGAAGTATTTAAAGATCGCATCGAGGTTAACTCCCCGTCATCAAAAACAGTCGATCTCTTCCCAGCGTTCCAGCCCAAGGGCACCCTTGAGAAGTGGAAGCAAACGATGGAGTTTTGGAATCGTCCCGGTGTAGAGATGCACCAGTACATGTTTGGCATTGCTTTCGGTGCCCCGCTGGTCCCTTTCTTTGGGAATATAAATGGTGTGATCTTTCACACGCACAGCAAAGGTAGTGGGTTCGGCAAAACAACAGCGATGTTGGCGGGTGCTTCTGTGTGGGGCGACCCCGATGTTCTGATGCTCAAAGAGCGAGACACCTACAACTCAAAGATGAACCGTGCCGAGGTCTACAAAAACTTGCCTGTTTACGTAGACGAGATGACCAACACCGCACCGAAAGATTTGAGCGACTACGCCTATCAAGTGCCCAGCGGTCAACAGCGTAATCGGCTAGGTGCAAAAGGTAATACCGAAAGGCACAGAGGTAAGCCTTGGAAAACTCTCTTTGCCTCGACGGGTAACACAAGCATGTTAGAGCGTATAGCCCTTTACAAGGCACTACCCAAGGCAGAAGCCCAACGTATCTTAGAGCGTGAAGCAATCTCGGTCGAGTTCAACAGCAAGGCCGAAACCGATGAATTTAGTCGAAACATCATGGCATCTTACGGTCATGCTGGGGTGCCATATCTTCAGTACATCATGGCCCACAAAGAAGAGGTTTGGAAGCTGGTGCTTTCAACTCAAGCCAAGATCGACAAAGCCGCAGGGCTTACAAAAGAAAATAGATTTTGGTCGGTCCATGCCGCCGCAACCATCACTGGGTTGTTGCTGGCTAAACGCATGGGGCTTATCAACTGGCAGATTGCACCGATTGTCCAGTGGGCCATCGAGTCAATGAAGGGCGCCAAAGAAGACATCGACAACATGGGTGGAGATGTTGAGAGTTTACTCACTGACTACTGGGCGGAGAATTACAACAACGTCCTTCGTATCAAGAGTACTGATACGGTCAGAGGTAGTAGCGGTGGGCTTGACCACTTGATCACACCGGATGCAACACCCCGGTTGGCCCTTGTGGCTCGGTACGAATACGACGTTAAAAAGCTTTATCTGTTACCCAAACCCCTCAAAGAATGGTGCGGTAAAAACCAAATTAACTATGGTGGGTTCGTTGCGGGGCTTAAATCGGGACGTACAGCCGCACGATACGTACCAAAACGACTGGGTTCAGGCACTCACATCAACTTGCCGCCACGCTCTGTGTGGGAGATAGACTGTTCGGGATTCTTGACCGATGAGATCGAAGAAACGATTGCTGGTAAAGCCGCAGTCAACGAAAAACCGGATTCGGTTTGATGATTTAGCCCCGGATGGGGTGCGGATTTTAGTGGACTGGAGCCGATTTACTGTGGGGTCTTCCGTGTTTGTACCTGCCATTGATACGACAGAACTTATCGGGCAGTTCCAATCGATAGCAAATTATTACAACTGGGAAATTGATTACCGCTATAGGGTTGAAGGAGGGCGACAAGGGTTACGGTTCTGGCGGCTTGTGTGATACTATTGTTCCGGTAGTTCCTTGTCGTAAAATCTCCTTGTATTAGCTTACAGCCCTCCGAAGTTCGGAGGGCTTTTTTATTGGTACTCCTCAGGATCAGTGGAGTACTCAAGGTCATCATCGTATTCGGCGATGCTACGCATCAGTTCAGGACGCATGTTCTTACTGATCGTGATGCCGTGATACATGTTTGCGGTGGTGCGCATGTGCTGTTCTAGCGAATTAATGATCGTATCAGGGAGAATGGCGGCAGTCGGATGCTTGGAATTAAATTTCCGGATCTTTTCCATAAGATCTTTCTGAGCCGCACCGTCACCTTGGCGTAGCGCCACGTAGTATTGACGTAGCAACTTGGTCCGAGTCTCATTGGTAGTGCGGTCGATACGCTTAATGTTGGCATTAATTTCCAACTGACGCACGTACTCAGCAGGGGCAAATCCAAGCCCTTGTGCGAAGACATTCCAAGGCCCAAGCTCACCTGTAATCGGATCACCACGCAAGGTCTGTGGGCCTTCAGCCCCATAGCGCATAGACTTCAGGACATTACCCATCGAAGACGGGAGCATCTGCTCGACACCACGCTCGACAAAGCCGTCGTTAATAAGATCCAAACCTCTTTCCATACGACTGGCTACACCGAGAACCGGACCACCAAGCATCTCCATCGTGCTAAGCATGAAGCTTTGCTGATCTTTGACGGTGTTGTCACGGAATATTAAGTCAGATAATCCCATGCGAGTGGCAACATCCACACCGAATACAGCGTTACCGAGGCCCGAGTACATGGTCTCACCAAGCCACTTGCGTGCAACTTCATCAGCCTTATCTTCATCGTCGTCTGTAAACAAGTTGTACGCCATAGCGGCAATGCCGTAGAGCGGAAGCCCCTGCACACCAGCCATGAGTCCAGCCGAGAGGTAGATGCCACCGATCTGCTTCATAGCCTGACGACGAACCTCAGGATCTTTATCTTTCAATGCTTCTCTAGCAGTCTTAAACAGCATGTAGTACATCGACACGCCGTACCGCTTAAACATGAAGAGGACTTTACCGAGTCCGGTTTGGGCAATCCTTGGAGCCGCCGATGCAACTGTGCCGCCGTTAGTAAGTTCAGTTACGTAAATGGCGTAGTCAGCCGCTTCTTCCTGTGCGGCCTTTCCGGTTTTACCTGCTTTTTTCAGTCTGGCAAGCTCAAGTTCGTAGGCGGCAATCATCGCAACCTGACGGTTCATACGCTCACCATGGTGGAAGACAAAACCGGATGCGGCATTGACCTTGGTCAGAATATTTGTGCTGTCATCAACGTCTAGTACGTCATACACAATCGAACGATTAAGTTGCCCACGAGTAAGGGCTAAATCGGAAAGCGTCTTAAGGTGCGCCAGTTCCGGGTTTTTGTCGAAGTCGATGTTGTCCAGCGACGGGAACGCCCGTACCTTTGCTTTCTTTTCTCCGGTATCGGTCGGGACGAGCATTTCAACTTCTCGGTCGAATCCACTTTGGGTGAAGATTCGGGTTGCTCTTCCGAGTGCTTTTGTTGTTTCGGCATAACCGTATTTACCCCCAAGATAAGGCATTACGACCAACGGTATCTGGGATAAGTTTACTAACGCCGACGATATGTTGAAGCCCAAAGTCATGTTAAAGCCGAAAGATGTTGCCAGTCTGGCCCATAAAGGAACGTTCGGCGAGATAGCAAAGTCAATCCGCTTCTCAAGTTCTTTCATGTACTCAACTGCAACTTCTTCGTTACCTTGCTCTTTAACATGGTCCCGCATCTCACCACGGAGTGCCTCTAACTTATTGGCGTACTCCAAATTAGAAAGCTGGCGGGACAGGTTATAAGTCTTAGTCCGAAGGGCACCGATGGCATCACGCTTAAATCCAAGCGTGCCTTTTCGTCGCCGGAAAGACTGGGCAAAGGAGGTCTCTGGCAGTGCGTCTAAGAATAACCGCATCACCTGATCAACCGCTTTGGAATCAACTTTATTTACTTCCATCACCCGCAAGACGCTGTTTACAAACGAAGTGGGTGGGGCGTTTTTGTAAGAAATATCGGATAGGTTGGCAAATTTTTGGATCTGCTCAGCACCTGATGCCTTGAGTTCTTTAACAGCATCGTCCCGCTCATACTTGGTCTCAAACGCCTCGACGAACAATTCTTTCGTTTTGGTGCGTGGATCAGTGGCGTGGTACGACAGCCAGTATTTACCCGAACGTGTTAACGGGAAGTAAGGCTCAATGGCACCTTTGGCAAAAAGCTTTTGATAAATTTCTGTCTTAACTTTTCTTGCGGTCTCTTTATCAGTCAAAGATTCATCGATGCGAGAATCCAACACACGCTTAACATCTTGATACAAGGCGTTGTAAGTATCACGCATCTGGTTGTAAACAGATTGACCCCCCGAAGCTTTTAACTTCTTCCAGTTTGCCTGTAGCTTGTCCCAAGCATCCAACTTCTCGGGGTCTTCAATATAAGAAGTACGGGGCTTACTGGGGTCAACTTGATCCAAGGTGCTGGTGTAGACCACCTCATTAAAGGTGTCCAGCATATCGGGATGGTCTTTTGCCCACTGAGCAGTGCGCTTAATAATTGGCTCAATGCTTTGGTTCCGTTTGCTTTCAGCACCCGCACGCTCCCCAACAAGGTCATCCAACCTCTTTGCCATAGGAATGTACGTACGGGAGATGTCCACCAACGCATTAAGCGGAAGTGCCGACATGACCACGTCTTTGATCGTATTCGGCACAGAGCCTGTGAAAAACTCGTGGAAACGGGCAACCTTTTCTTTGTCCAATTGCGGGAAGCTGTGAACCCGTTCTGCTAACTTATTAAAGACAGCCCCACCATTGCCGAATGTAGCGGCGGCGTACAACATTCCTGCATCACGATTGCTTGGGGCAGGAGACAAAATGGCGTCAATAAGGCGAGTTGCCCGGTCAGCCGCAGTCTCAACACCACGGGTGGGTAAGCCGATTAGCCTACGGACAAAGTTACTGATGGTGTTGGCAAACCGGTCCCATGCCGAGATCTTGCCGCCTTTCGGATTGATGGCGTGCAGTTTGACTTGGAACTCAGAATTAGAGAACGCCTCAGCCACAAACTCGTCAAGACTTGTTGCACCGTATGCAGTGTCAAGCGAATCTTTAACATCTTGATACAACTGGTTAAGCTGTTTAGTAACAGGATGTGACTTGTTATCAAGTATGTGAGATGTTGCCGCATGGACTGACTCGTGCAACAACACGTGAGGCGACATGCCTAATTCAGCGTCTATCTTGATGGTGTCTGTCTTGGGGTCGTAGAATCCAGCAACCGTTTGACCCGCATCGTCTGTAAGGTTTTGAATTACCTCAACTTTTGTGTCGCCTATGGTTGCGGCAATGCGCATAGCGGCACTACCCATAGTAGAGTCAAGCCTACTACCCATAGTACGTAAGGCACCACGTAGATCGCCAGCTTGGATCAAGCCACGCACTGCCGGGTGCAGTGGCATCCCAAGGTCAATGATGGCGGTGATCTCAAGCTTTTTCTTTTCCGGTCTTCCTTCTCGCACAACGTCTGTAAATGTTGTGGGTCTGGGGCGTTCTTTCTCAAGCTCTTTTTCTCGTGTTTCCCAAAATTCTTTAAGTTCCGCTTCAGTCCAAGACGGGGTAACTTCCGGTGCGACTTTCTTGCGGCGAACTTTTGGCTTGCCAGTCTTTGGCTCGGCCTTAGCTATGTTTTCTTGGATGACTTTAGAGATAGCTTCTTTCTCAGACATACCTTTATCAATGTAAGTCTGCATCCGTTCTGCGGCTTTGTCGCCATAGAAATAGGCGAGGTCCGTAGTCGTTGGTTGAGAAGTTGGCGACGAAATTAAACGTTGAAGTGCTTCATCCGTAAAGGTGTTCTTGATCTCTTCTTGTGCGTTAACAAGTTTAACCAAGGCACCTTTAGCCTCATTACTAAGATTGTCGTTAACCCAATCTCTGGCTTTACGTGCATTCTCCCCGCTCATGCCTCGGAAGAAAGCGGCCTCAGCTTCACTCTCGGTCGTGCGTCTAAAGAGTGGTGGGTCATAAACAAGGTCGAATGCGATGTTAAGTAGGTTGTCAACAACCCGTCGCATCTTCTCAAAATAGATACGAGCCGCCTTGGCGGCGGGCTTGAGTTCCATCGGTGCCGCATTCAACAAACTTGTGATTGCTTGCACATCTTCTTTTGGGGGGCCAAAGGCCGTACCAATGTCGGACTTAATGATGTCGCTGTAAGACCCGCTAATAATTTTCTCAAAGCTGACCAACGGCTCAGAAGCAAGTTCTTGCCAAGCCTTGTTACCTTTTCCTTCGGCTTCTTCTACAGTTTGAGTAGTCTCATCAGGAGGTGGTTTTTTACCCTCTTCGGTAGGGGGAGCTTTAGGCTTAGTAGGAGTAGGCTTTTTAGCCACGCCTTTAGCAGTTCTTTCAGCACCTCGACCAGCACCTCTCGGCTTAGTCTCTTTAGCGGTCTTCTCAGTTTTCTTAGTTTCTCCCGCCAATTCATCTTCCAACTCCTTTTGTAGATCTGCTTGCTCTGCGGCGGTCAGGTCTTCATCTACTGTAATGTCTGGCTTTCTTTCTCGTGATTTATCAGCAGTAGTGCGTTTCTTAGCGCCAGCCAATCCCTCAGTTGGAGGTGCCTTAGGTTCTTCGGCACCTTTAGCTTTACTTGGTTCGGCTCGTTCTCCAACTCCGACACCACCCTCAGGGCCAACTCCAACTCCGGTTGGCTCAAC